GTAAATCTTATATGTCCTTTTAATATACGATTTCTATGCTTTTATTGTATCATACGTAAGCATTATCGTCAATACTTTTCTAAACCATTTTTTTGTGATATACTATTAGTTATCCACAGGGTTCTCCGTCTGGAGTGTGTCCCCCTGTGGATTTTTTGATTAACAGGTATGACACTTCATATACTCCCTTCTTAGATCATTATCTACTAGGTGGGTATATTGGGCGGTAGTTTGGATAGAGTTATGGCCCATAAGCATAGCCAGGTGTCTGATATTGCCATTATTAGATATAAAGTTTGTAGCAAAACTATGTCGCAAAGTATGGGGCGTAACCCTTTTTTGTAGGCCAGCACGAGCTGTAGCGTTCTTGACGATCAGTTGTATGGTAGATACGCTCGCACGATTGCCCTCTGTGGTCGTTATAAGGGCTTCTGAGGGGTGTTTGCGCTTAGATAGGTATAATTCCATATATTTTTCAGTTCGTACGTCTATAAAGCCTATACGCTCCTTTTTGCCCTTACCGATCACTGTAAACTGACGGTTCTTGATAGAGTCAACATTAAGACTTTTAAGCTCAGATACCCTAAGCCCACTAGAGTACAAAATAGATATCACGAACTTAGTCCTGATAGATCGTGACTTTTTGATCATCATATTTACTTCATTTTTAGATAGAAAACTAGGGGTGTTTGGTTCTCTTTTTGGAATAGGAATAATGTCAGAGTCTATAACTTCTTCACCCCTTAATCGCCAATACCTAAGCACTACTCTTAGCTCTTTTATATAGTAAGCTACTGTGTTGGTGCCTCTGTGTTGGCCGTATGTTCTTAAGCCACTGGTAAATTTAGCTATATCTTCCATAGTTATATCGGCTAACTCTTTGTCGCCGACTATTTCAGCCCATAATCTAGCCGATGCCCTATAATGTGTTATTTGGGTCATATCGACCCCTTTAATCTCTAGATACTCTGTGACATACCGTAAATATGCGGTATATATCTTCATAAAATAAAAACTCCCCCACCCGTTAGGTTGATATTGGTAGGGGAAATAAACTGTACTATTTGTCTAGTTTAAGAAGCGTAGAGCTCCTTGTTGATAGCCTTAATAAAATAGTGAGCTGGTGAGTGAGCTTTCTGTGCGTACTCGAAGATTTGCCAGAAGCGATCACCTTCGATATAATTAGCAGCTTTAGCCACTGCTGATTGGTAGCGATTGTCTATAGCTAGCCTTTGCATAGCTTTTGAGATCATATAATCACGCTCTTTAACTGACAAGTGATTTTGTAAAGCTCGCTTCTTATTCATTTGATATTCATTTGAAGTTTCTTTTAAGAAACTTTCATTTGAATATTCATTTGATGTCTTTCTCCCCATATAAACCTCCAATTTTTAGCACCCAAAATGTGGCCGTTTCTTGTTTTCCACAATCGGACTGACTTTATATTTGTAGAGTTTTCCACAGCGATCGCCTGCAGTGTAACTCATTCGTGTTTGTCTTTTACAAATAAAAGACTCCTGCTCTTTTGAGCCAACGGAGTCTGAATAGTCAATTCAATACTTGTATTGTATCAAATATCTGGTTAATTGTCAATACTAAGCTGTACGCTTCCAAACATACACAGTGAGATATGGTGGCATATTGTTGTGTGCTTGATCTCCACCAGTGTTGTTAATAGTTGTTGGCCAACCGTTGTAGTCACCATTATTTGTAGTTACTTTACCTACAGCGCTACCACCACCAGAACCCCAACCAACAGTTGTTCTACTTGTATGGCTGTGGCTTGGCATTTCATCAACAGTCAAGGTATGGGTTGCTTCACCACCTGTACTACCAGCCGAATAGGTTGTACCTGCTGCTAATAGGAACTCGTCTTGAATCCGTGCCCACGTACCGCCCAGAAACGTCTGTGGAGATGTGCTATTAACCGACATATAGATAGAGCCGACTGGGTATATCACGTCTAGTGCTACTGACTTGAATGTCGCTAGATCAGGGATATACGAGTCCTGGCCAGGGTTACCTTTTGGAAGTGTTAGGTTAAGCACCTGGTTCGGCGAATCTCCAGTTATTGTAGCAGCAGCAGTGCTACCAGTGTGGACTTCACCAATAGATAAGGTATTCGCTGGGCCTGGTTCTCCAGGATCACCTTGCTCACCTTGAACCCCTTGAACACCCCTAGGCCCTTGAAATTGTGCTCCTTCTCCTTCTTCTGGCCACTTAGTGCCGCTCCAAACGTAAAGTAACCCATCTTCTTGCACAAAGTAAGCAACACCAGCGTCTTCTGGCACGAGATGGTGTGGTAGCTCTGAGTATGTATCCACAGACCCATCTATCTTTAGCCCAGCACCAGCAGGGCCTGGTAGCCCTTGTAAGCCACCAGCACCCTTAACTACTACGTGGGTATGTTCTTGTGATACCTTTACGAAGTTATTTACTACGTTCGAGTCCATAGATCTCCTTTATTTACTATGCGCCGATAATCCACGATCCGCCACATCTCACATAAGTGTTTGCGTTTGCTATGGCAACGGTTGTTTGTACCACACCATTCTGATAATTTACAAGAAGTGGGATCAAGCCTGGGGTTGATTGTTCTGTGTTCATAAACACTGTCTGGTGATGTCCTGGTCTGTACTGTTCAGGGATAGTTACGATAGTTGTATATGATGGTACTGCATTAGCCTTCATATATGCTTCTAGCACGGCTACTTTACCATATACGCTTAGATAACATCTAGTAATGCTTGTTGAGAACGTTGCATTAACGTATGCGGATAAGTCGATCGTTTCTGCCGTTGCTTCGCCTGGCTCACCCTTGAACACTGTCCAGTAGTCTAAGTCGAGCGTGCCAGCAAGGTTTGGTGATGCACCAGTTACTGTGATGTCTGTATCGCCTTCGTAAAGCGAAGCTTCGTTTAGAGCGTTAAGATCTGAGATTAAGTCTGTGTCTGTAATCTGCGTATCGGTTGGAGTTGCGAGTGGATAGTACATCACCATATTATGAGTTGATAACCACGTCTTGAAGTTATCTGCACTATCAAAGTTTGTAGCTCCATTGTAGTTACAATTCACAATATCTGAGTTCCCAGCGAAGATCAATCCGCTACCCATACTTTGACCTTGTGCTCTAGACACGAAGTAGTTGCACCAAACAGCACCACCATTAGAGTATGATACCCACGCTGGCCCTGTATAGTTTTGTAGCACTAAGTTCTTGCTACTTGAGTTATAGTACCAAGTTTCAGAGCCATCCATCGTCAGTTTATAAACTGCTTTATGTAAGTACCAACTATCGTTGTTTTTATAGATATAGTCTTGGTATGTACCAATTTTGCAGAGTTCGATAGAACCTAGCCTAACACTGTATGTTTGACTCTGTAGATCACCATCTGTTACAGTTACAGTCTGTGTGCCAGTAACCACGTTAATAGCTTGTGGATAATCTGGGCTTGGTGCTGGTACTCCACCAACGTATGGCTCGTAAGACAAATCAGAGATTGAACTGTCTATAACCATCATACGTACGACACAGTTAGCGGATTGACCGTTTCCAATACGGACACGGACACGGGCATATTCCACATCAGTTTCAAGTGTGTTCGTTGCTAATGGGACACCGACTTCAGTACAAGAAACGTAGGTGTTCTTGTCATATGATCCATCATAGATTAAGAACCCAACGCTAGCGCTAAATGTCCCACTTACGATTTCACCCACGAGTTTTTTGTTCGTGCCGTTGATACGATGGCCTGTGTTTAGTAGTAGGGTATAATCTGAACGTGCCGTTGCTGTGCCATACACAGTTATAGTGCCGTCTGAGTTGAGTGTATAATCCACGCCATTATTTGAAGTGGTCGTCCCCGGTGTTTTGTCGCCTTCAAATACATCCAATACATTTTTACCAGTATATTGCTGCTGGAATGTGTCACCGTAGAACTTGTTGAGTTCTTTTACACTATAACCAGCGTCAGTGAGTGTGATAGGGTTACCGGTTGCTGTTTCGTATGCTTCAGGTGCTGGGCCTGTTTCACCAGTTTCACCTTTAGCACCTGCTGGAATACCGAAGTCGAGAATAGCAGCAGAAGTAGTACCAGAGTTAGTAACCGTAGCCGAAGATCCTGGGGTTAGTGTTGTGGTAGAGCCAACCGTGATAGTAGCTGCTTGACCGTCCGCACCGTCCTGGCCATCTTGACCGGCTGGGCCTTGTGGCCCTTCAAACTGTGAGCCTTCACCATCTGCTGGGAACTGAGTACCAGACCAAACGTAGAGTTTGCCGTCTGCTTCAACGAAATATGCTTTACCAGCGTCTTCTGGGCCTAGATCATTAGGAAGATCAGCGTATGTTGCTACTGACCCTGTGATAACCAAACCTGCACCAGCGTCACCTTTGTCGCCTTTATCGCCTTTAGGAATACCAAAATTGAACACAGCATCTGACGTTGTACCTGTGTTCGTTACTGTTGCTGAAGAACCTGCTGGGAGTGTAGTGGTAGTGCCAACAGATACGGTTGCTGATTCGCCTGGAGCACCTGCTGGCCCTGCTGGGCCTTGCGAACCTGTTTCACCACGTAAGCCACCGGCATTTTCTACAACGATATGCGATACTGGTTGTGATACTGTAACTTTATTCTGAATCAAACCCATAGTCTATACCCTCAATGTCGCAACGTCCATAATAGTAAATGTACCGACAGCGAGAGTATTTTCAGCAGCTGGACTTTGCGAGTCTGTTACTAACTTAATATCATAGAAATAATCGCCATAAGCGATGTCTGTTTTACTTGCTGCAATGACAAGATAGAGCGAGCCGTTTTCATTAGCTTCTACATCTGTACCATATACCCAGTTCTCCTTAATAAGAGCGTCTGAATCTGTTTCGTCTGAATCTGGCTTTGTCTTGACTGTGAAGTAGATAGTATCGCCATCGTGAAATGTATAGTCGCACACGTCTAGAATGATCGTACAAGTGTTCTTGCGATAGAATTTAAGTGGATTAGCCATAGACTACTCCTTTTCTTTTTCTTCTTTACCTTCAAGACCTGCTAAGAAGCTGTCTGCTTTCTTGTCGATTTTCTTGTGTGTTTCTTCGTCTACGTCTGACTTTTCAGCCAACATCTTCTCTGTGATACGCATAGCGCCTTTAGCCGAAGCCATAATATCTACGAGTTGGTCTTTCTCTTTGTCTGATAGATCGTCAGAAGATAGGAGTTTGTAGCCTTCTTCTTGAATCTCACCAAGACCACGAGTTAGAGATTTGATACCATAAACACACTCTAACTTCTTATCTTCCTTGCGGTCGTCTTTTTTACCTTCCCCCTTGAGAATTTCGATTTCCACGATAGTTTCCTATCACATCGCCATATCTATATTATAACACAAAAAAGAACGTACCCACAATACGAGTAGATGGGCACGTTATATCTTAATTATACCATAGAAAGAGCCGACCACGTCTAGTCGGCTCAAGGTGTGGTTATTGTTTGATCTCGAAGTTAGATTCGACAGTTCTGATTGCCCTTACGAGCTCTTGTAAGCGTTCAGGAGTACCGTGAAACCGTACGCAACAGTCACTGTACCACTGATCAGCTTCGTCAAATTCTTCGCAGATTTCATCGACTGCATCTACATCGTAGTTCCCTTTGAAATAGATCCTAGCACGAATTTCGGTCATTACGATCACCCCCTTTATAAGTTATTGCGAAACCAAGATCCTGTGCTTTATTTACGAGTGTATCTTCTACTACATCGTTGGTATTGCCATAGATATAACAGCATCTGTCTAAAACCAAGAAGTTTACCTTGTACTGCTCAATCTCAGACCAAAAATTGTCGGCGGCTTCTTTTGTCGGCACGCCGTAAATCGTAATGACAAACACTCATACCACCTCCTTTTTGAATGTGCTTGGTTGAAAAACCACTCGACTATACTAAAGTTTGCCTTCTTTCTTGAGAGCATCGACTTCAGAATGTACCCAAGAATTAAGGTTTAGATCGTTAGTATAGTGATCGTAGTTTTCATAAAAACGTTCTTTAGCGGCCGTATCTAGCACAGCACCTTCTTTAACAGCCGAGATGGTTTGCTGTAGGTAGTTCTTGGTGTTGTCTATATCGACTTGATTGACTTGGAGTACAACACCGTCTATTTTATCGTTTAGTGGCTTTAGTTTTTTTTTCATCATTTTTCCGAAACGTTTAGACATAAAGCCAGCAATAGTGCCACCAGCAGTAAGTATGCCAGCAATAAATATAAGAACATTTGAAATATCTCCCAAAGTTATATGTTCCATAAAGCCCCCCTTCTCCAAGCGCACCCCTGTTCTGCACGTTTGGAGTAGATACCACTTGATAATTTTTGTTTTGTCATCGGCCAAGAAAATGCCGGAGCGTAGGTACTCAGAGCCAACCTACGGTTATCTGGATCGAATTGAATCAAACTTGTTCTAACAGGGCTACTCAAAGTTTGCGACATTTCTACTTCTTTCTGTCGTTCTGGATTTTGCTTATACCAAAGATTGCACCTAGAAATAGGGCAACAGCGTCTAGGGTTAAGCCGATCTGTTCTGCTGGCCAACCTAACCCCCAGATAGTATTTAATGATACGATTAAAACTGAGATTGCTGGCAACACAATAGCGATGATCCAGCGGATAGCTTCATAAATCTTAGATGGTAACATAAAATCTCCTTTAAACCTTCTTTATCTGCCCAGCCGCAAACCAGCCGGTGATTGCACCTTTTTTGTTATATTGGTTACAACCATAGCGACTGTTGGCGATCTCGATAACTTTCATTTTCTTGTTAGCAAAACTTTTTGTTTTACCACCGCCACCTTTAGAGTTGCCTGTTCCACAGCCATTGACGATCACGGTATCACCAACCTTGATAGTTGGTTTCTTGTCGTTCTCATAATGCACGACACGTACACCGTTTAGCCATTCACCCCAGAGATAAGTGTTATTTGGCTTGCCGACCTTTTTACCGTCTGAGTAGTAGATACCCTTGTTACATACTTCTACGTGACCGAACACGCCTTGTGCTGTAAATACCGGCACAGCGATGTTTTTAGGCATATCTGATAGTGCGTGTAGGGTCTTTTTTGTTCGGTTTTCTCCCATTGCTAACTTAGCATTGGCGTATTTAGATCCAATACCAAAAGCCTGGCGTACATTTCTCAAACAGAAGTTCTTAGTTGTACCCATTTTAGCTAATGAGAATGGCTTATCTTGAACCCATTTACCCATTATCTACACCCCCTTTTTCTGCCTTTACCACCCCCTAAAGAAATATGGCGACTATAAGACATATAAGTGTCCTACGCATCGCCAATATACTTCTATTATAGCATATTTTGTGGTATAATATCACTACAGTAAATAATGAAAGGACATATAAGTTATGGAATCTAAAGGTGGAATTGGGCTCGGTGGCCTGATCATTATTGGGCTCTTGATCTGGTGGTTTTTTATCAGAGTAGACTACAGAGATGTATGGTGGAATGGCACAGAATACCAAACCGTTAGGAATTGTGGCAATTTAGCCGTTGCAGATTGCCAAAACGCCAACGTATTTTACACACCGGTTAAGCACGTTGCTAGAAACGGCGATATACACACCTTCGTCATTAACTTCGACAACGGCGGATACGTTACAACCGAAGGCACTTGTATGAAAGACGAGAGCCACTTATACAACGTTGAGCGGTATTGCTTAACTACAACTGTTAATCCTGACGACTACGGCAACCACTACAAGTTCTTAATCACCAAACTATAAAAAAGACCCCACGTTTGTGGGGATCTTTTCTTAAGCTCCGTAGAGTTGGTTGTATGTTCCTGTGTTTGTTTGGAGCAAGCTACGAAGTGTGGCGAGTTTGTTCATAGCCGTTTGGTTGTCGTCTGTGATCTTTGGCACTAGGCTCAAAGCACGTTGGACTTCACCTTCTGTGTTGAGTGAGTCTGTTTTACCGATAGCTGCACCGATTTGGTTGATCAAACCTTGTGCAAGTTGGTTATAGGTATTTACGTCAGAGTTCAAACCTAGACCGCCCAGGAAGTTAGCGATGTTGCCGCCGATAACACCTTGACCGCCCCCAGCCTTGTTGTAGAGTTCTTCGAGTTGATCAAGGGCTGTACCTGCTGACTGTAGCTTAGCGATTTGGTTTTTCTCTGCTGTGCTCATTTCAGAAGTACCAGCTCCGGTAGATTTAGCTTGTAGCTGGTAGATACTATAAGCGTTCTTGTAAAGGCTAGCGAGTTGGTTGTATGCGTTGAAGTCGCCAGCTGCCATAGCCAAGTTCATACCGTTAGCGATATTGTTTAGTTGTTCTTCGAGTGGGTTAGCCTGTGCTTGTGCTGGGTAAGTGCCCATAATATCACCGCTCTGAGCCGTTGAGAGCCCATTTGAGCCACTTTGGAGTCCGCTAAACATATTTTCTAGGTTCTGATAATCTTGAGCCTTACGAGCGTTCTGGACGTTATTTGCTGCTGCTTGTTGCCCAGCCGTACGACCGATAAAGTTGCCAAGAGCGAGATTTGTGCTTTCGCTAATTGGTGTTGTATTCTGGATAGCAGTATCTAGTTTCTGTAAGCCAGTCCCAAGTTTCTCTGCAGCACTACCAGCGATTCTTCCTACCGGCTCAGCTACTGTATCGAGAAGCTGAGTTACGCCTGTCTTGTCTGCTACTCTGGTTAAGACATTCTTGCTACTACCAGCGTTTGCGTTTCTACGGATCTTAGTTTTTGAGATCTCATTGTTCATTTGGCGAGCGTCTTCAAATAGGCTTGTTTTACGGATAGCGTCCGATAGGTTACCATAATCCGTCATATAGTCGATAACTTTGTCATTTGCCCCCATATTCTTAAGCATAGCGGTAAGTTGGCTCTTAGTGTAGTTGTCGCCGAGTCCGTCCATACCAGCGTCTGCTAGCCCACGGAGATCTCTTGAGATCTTCATATATGCGTCACCGAGATCAGAACGACCATTGCCAACATCATTGCCATTTACATCTATGCCCTTGCGGTATTCGGTAGCAGCCTTTTTGCTGAAGGCTCTTGATTCGTCTAGCAAGTCTTTAACACTGTAGTTGCCAGGTGTAGCACCTTTTTCGAGCCTAGACATAAGATTATTAACATTATCCGTGTAAGCCTGTTGGAGCTTGTTAGTCTGGAACGTTACGTCTTGTGGGTTGTAAAGTCTAGTTGCGAGTTCTGGGTCTGTGATCGAAGCATTGCTATTTGCCACAATATCGTCAAAGAATTTGTTAGTAGCAGTCGAGATTTTAGCAGCGTTGCCATAATCTTTTGGCCCAAATCCTAGATTGCGTAGCCTTTCAATACTGTTGTTTTGGTTGACTTTCTCTGCAGTCTTTGAATAGAGCGAGTTATACACATCTTGGTCTTTGATACCTTTAGACACGTTCTTGAGCCTATCGCCAAGACCACCGATAACACCCTTCTTTTCAAGTGTGAGTTCAGCACCGTTCCAATCTTTTGGTTTGGTATAATCTGGAGTTCCGTCATTAAGAACGTTTGTTGGCTGAGTATTGGTCTTGTTGTTGATCCTATTGCTGATACCTTGCTTAAGAGCGTTAGCACCGCTAATAAGACCAGCTTGTGCAGCACCGGTTAAACCGCCAGTGATACCACCTTGGATAGCTGCTTGGCCAATATCACCACCGCCAAGAGCTGCTGAAGTACCACCACCGGTAGCACCACCAACCGCACCAGAGATAGCACCACGACCGAGTGTTGAAGTTGCGATTTTGTTGTTAAGAAGTTTAGAACCGATACCTGAAGTAGCATTACCGATCTTACGGTTGACACCACCTGTAGCAAGTCCAGCTACACCACCAGAGATAGCACGGTTGATAGCAGATTCTAAATTAGCGTCTTTACCTTGTTGCTGGAGTTCGTCTGCAGCACCACCGATAGCACCACCGATAGTGTTAGCAGCAACCCCACCGAGTGCTTTGCCTGCTGCTGATCCAGCACCAGCCACCCCTGGCACTACTGCTGTTCCAAGAGTTGTAGCAGCATTAAGAGCTGTACCAGCTGCTTTTGCTGCTGCGTCTTGGTCGTCTTCTGCGTCATATAACCAACGTTTGAAAGCGTTTTGATTCTCTTGTGTACCAGCTTTACCTTCCAAAAGGTCTTTGATACCGGCTGCACCGCCACCGATAACACCAAACGTTCCTTTTGCTACATCGCCGATACCTTTGCCGATACCGCCGATAAGACCACCGAGAAATCCACCGAGCCCACCATTATATTTGTTGTCTATCTGGGCTTTCTGGTTATTGTACCCTTCTAGTGCCTGTTGCTGTCTAACCTGTGCTAGAAGTTTTTGCCTATTGTTTATTGCGCTATCTAAGTCCATAATCCTCCTAGCCTAGTTTCAAACCTAGAATATTAAGTGCATCGTTATCACGCTTGCTCAAGAACTTGTAGTTGTTTGCTACATAATTCTTGCCAGTGTTTTGTACAAGTTTCTTGTTAGGGTTGTATTTAAGAATATTAAGAACTGCAAGTGCATTTGCGTCACCATCGCTAGCAAGTTTCTGGATATTGCTGAGTGCGTTTTGTGAGAAGTTCCCACCAAGCCCTGACACATAAGTCCCGAATTTGACATTATTCCCGGTCTTATTGTTGTAGAAAGTATAGCCTGACTCGTCAGACCTTGCTGAGTATGGGTTAGAGTTTGCAGTAGCACCGCTGAGATATTTGCTGATACTGTTCTGAGCAGCAAGTTGTTGCTTAGCGAGTTTCTCTTGACGCTCTTGTGCGAGAACATCGTAGTATCTCTGTAAGCCGAGTCTTGAAATTTCGTCTTGCATTTGTGCCATCTGTGATTCAAGAGATAGACGGTTAGAGTTTGCTTGAGATTGTGCGTTTTCAAGTGCTTGTGATTTGTTTGTGTTTAGCTGAGTCTGGGCTGGAACGAATGTCTGTTCGTAGTATTTCTTGTTAGCGATGTTAGCTGCACCACCAAAAGATCCGCCAGATCCAGCGGCTTGCATAGAAGCTGCAGAAGCAGCCTGGTTTCTCTGATTGTTTAGAGTGTTTTGCTGATTAGCATAATTTTCGTTTATCTGCTTCTGAGTCTGCTCAAGATTGCCAGAGATGGCGTCAATTTGGTTCTGTAACGCCTTTCTGGAGTTATCATAGCTCTTGCTGACTTCAGCAGTATATTGAGCAATAGATTTCGCCACGTAGTTTCCTACGCATCGCCATTACCTTTATTATAACACATTTATTGCTGTGTAGTTGGAACTAACCTTGTTAATTTCGTAGTTACTGTCATTGCTGGATATTGTACTGTAGTGCTTGTACTACTCCATTGGACTGATTCAGTGGCTCTAATTGTATATTGAGTGGCGGACGTTCTAAACACTTGTACGATCACTCTAGCAATAGTTCGCACGTATGGTGTATTGTCAAGATACTTGCCAAAGACAACATAAGTGCCACTGGCCGCTACGTTTGGCGTCCAAGAACACTTTGTAGAAGATATATCTACATAGACTCCTTCTGGAACTGTGATTGTGGCTTCACGTGTCACTGCTGATCCTTGATAATTTATTGTGGTAGCTGGCAGCGATATTTCAACACTATCTCTACCTATTATCTTCAACGACTCGATGTCAGAATCTAGTATGAAGTGGTTTATAGCACCCATTTAAGCCTCCTCCGTGTAAATGTGATAATACGCTGTTGTCAGGCTTGTGCTTCCTGGCGGGGTTATACTACCGTCATTTGGGTTATAAATACCGCTAATGCACAAAAAGTCCTCAGTAGTCGAAGCGGATAGATCATACGTTCCGTCTAACTCCATATCAACACTTGAAGTGTATTCAGCTGTAACATTATTGACTAACACACGCTCACCACTCTCGCCATATACATAGTTCCCAATGTACTCGTAGGAATCTGTGACTATCCATACTTTAGATTGCGGACAATACCCAAAGCCGTGCCGCACTATAAGCGAGTTCAAGCCATCTACAGTTACATTCGCTACACCCTGAATACAACCGATATACTCGTTATCAGTGTCTAGCTTGTAGTTTGTATCAGTTTCGATACCTATTGCTGCACCATTATAGTCTGGTGGAATCAAACCCACAATCTTAACATACCTAGTGATTGGGCCTGAGCACAGTGAATTACAGTAGATATATTCAGAGTCAGCAAAAGCCCAAACCATAGAATTATCGAGATAAGCACCAGTACCGATTTCTTGAGATACGCTAAAATCTGAAGTAGTAGAGAATTTACCAAGTACCAAAGGTGCGAACGGGAGATTGTGTTTGATTTTTGTTGTCGCACTGCCTCTACCAGTGGTGGTTATAGTGAATTCTTTTTGGAATGCCACGACTGGCATTTGGTAGTCTGAATTAAAGTTGAAATTTCTAGGATCTTGTACCATTTTCTTAAATAACCTCCTCAAACACATCACTCTACCTCATTTAGGACGTTGAACCCTGGTTTTGTGATCCAAACACCTGGCCTACCGTCCTTTGGAGCTTGCCCAATTAAAATACGTGGTGTGCCTGTAGAATCATAGAACACTTCACCGTATTTACCGTTAGGCAACCGTCCAGATAGCATAGCATTTTTACCACCACCAGCAATGATCGTCTTAGAGTTAGTTTCAGCGTCAAGCTGGCGGAAGTTATCGTTTGTTTGTCTGATAACCGCTTGTAGGCTCGCTTTAGAACTTAGCGGAGTAAATCTATTCGGCATATACCTCCTTTATCTTATTCTTTGCGTTTGTACGGTTACCGTGTGACTCCTAAACGTCACCGGTTCAAATGCTGCAATATGTTGATAGCGAAGCTGGACTCTGTAGAACTCGCCGTTGATCTGTGGAATCGTAGATAACACCGTTGGCATTGTAGGGATACCATAGTTGCTTGGGTTATCCCAGATATAGTTTTCAGCAACTGTGTTCAAGTTCTGTAGATCAACAGAGAATGCGTACTTAACATCGTCTGTATAGTCTAGAGCATAGCCACAGGCCACAGAATATGGGTTCGTAGTCGTTGCGAACTCTGGTCGCCACTTAGGGATACGTTTGAGCTGTGAAGTAGTGCCAAAGTGCTCGTATGCTGTTTCAAGGTTGAATGCAATAGCCTGGCCCATATCAGAGTAGTTGTTATCTTCTGCTTCATTAACCATAACTAGACCGATACGGCTGTGGCCACATAGGAAGCGGTTAGAAGTGTTCTGACGTGCGGAAGTTGAAGCAACGTAAGTATTCGAGTCGAAACTTTCCCATTTGTTTAGGTTGATGTTGAACACCAAGCAGTGATCATTAACACCACCAGATTGGCTCGTATAATACACGTAGAGCCTGTTCTTGTAGAGATCTAGCACGATGTTCTCTTTGTTTGGAATAGCGTCATATACGTTCTGAATTGTGTTCTGGGTCAGACTTTCTTCGTCCATACCATTAAAGCGATAGATACCTGTGTCGTTGGCAAAATATGCGTAGTTGAGATCGCATACCACCGACTCTTGGCTAAATGTACCATTTTGAGCGGTAGATTGGCTCTGACTCCACTGATCTGCTGTTTGAGCATACATCTGGTACTTATTGCGTCTGGTTAGGAAATAATACACGCCACCGAGATTGAACATAGCAGTAAGTGGATCGCCGGTCTGAATTGCTGGAAAGTTCTGGTAGAAGTCACGGTTAAATGCGTCATAGCTTTCGATCGTAACGGCTGAGTTATTAACAGTCTTAACGGTAAGGTTCGTGCCAGAGATAGCAGTTACTTGGCCTACTGTTGAGCCGTGATACATCTGGTCGCCAACTTCGATATTTGCTGGAGCTTTAGAAGTAAGTGCTGTAAGTGTAGATACGGCCACTGTGGTAGTCTGGTCGAATGTAGCTGGGAGTGCCACTGTTGTAGAGTAAATAACAGCTTTAGCGTATGCGTAGTTGTATGGGTAAGTCCAAACAGCCTGTGTGTCTGTATCAGCATCAAGGTAGATCATATTGTCAGACATACCGTCCATAATATCTCTAACTTTGATATTAAGGTTAGTGCCGGTTTCAAGGTCTGTTGTGGTGATAGCTGTATCAGACCAGCTATTGCTTGGGTCGAGTAAACGTGGCCCTTCTAAACCGTCTGCATAACGTACTTTATTAAGATCTTGGTTAAAGCGGACGTGTTGTACACCATTAGGTAAGTCACGGATCTTGGTTACAGTGCCATTTTCTGCCATACGGTATAACTTGCTGTTTTGGGTAAATAGAACGGTCTTAGTGCCGTCTATATTGGCCTCAAAGATATTGTCTACACGGCCTTCAGTACAAGTATTGACCTGAACCCCTAGAACATCATCGTCAGTAGCCACGATATAGTCTGAAGCGTTGTTATTTTGCGTACTGATACGGACTTCGATTTCTTCGTTAGCATATACGTTTGGGGTGTTCATAAATACAGCTTCTAGACTGTTATACGAGCTTCCAATGCCTGCTGGATCTACGAATGTTTCAGCGATCTTCTCGTCACCAGACCATAAACTGATACAAGGAACCGCATATAACTCCTTCGCACCTTTGATCTGTACAATAACCGAAAAAACCACAGCGTCTGCTTCTGGAGTAAAGGTATACGGCTTAACGTCTGCTAAATTAGTGTCTTCAGACACGCCCACAGTGTTTGTAGCGAGCGTTGTGTAACCAATAGGGTTAGATAGCTTCTTATAGCCTATACGTGTCTTATACTCGCCTATACGGTCAAATCGAGCGTCTTGGGCTAAACGGAGCTCTGAGTTCTTCATAGTATCGTTTGGCTTATAGGTGGAAATACCATCTGCGAAGTTGGTAGTAGATGGCGAGCTTTTGCCGGTTGATACGTTAGGGATTGTCTTGATGTTAGTAAATCTAGACTGTACCATAGCTTATACCTCGTTAATTCTGATATTGTATGGAACTTCGATCTTGTTACCACCGTCAAACTGGCGTGGGCCATATCTCATAGCCATATTGGTGATAAGTTCTGCTTTCTGGTTGTCATAGATCTGAGCGAAATCATAATTGCCACGCCTACGTTCTGCACGTGCTAGAGCACCGAAGATAAGGATTTCACCGTACTCGCTAGGGATAAGTGGTACATCTGTTGGTTGGGTTAGCTTCTGTGGTTTAGCGAGATAGTAGATCTTCATAGTGTAGTAGCTGTCTGGCTCGTTATCGTTGCCATCACAGTTAAATTCTTCCGGTAAGTGGAAATGAACAGTATTACCAATAATAGTGTATTGGTACACCTTCATACCGTCATATTCAGCATAGTACTTGCGTGGTTCTACATAGTGTAGCGGCCACTTCATATTTTCTTTCTCGATCACCAAGCGAATCATAGTTTGGAAGTCTTTAGGGACTTCTAGTTCGCCAGAGTCGATCGTTTCGTATTTGTATGTTTTCTCAAAAAAGCTATATGGAACTTCGCCAAAAGTTTCAAAATAAGTTTGGTTGATATAGCGAATTATTCTGTTATCGTCATAAGACTCGTCTTGTAGTTCGTCTTTAATATCGGCTACAAGCGTTGATAAGTTATAATCAGCGTCCATTTAGTACCAGACGCACCGCCATTACTTATATTATAACACAAAATAACCCCCAGGTAAGAGCTAGGGGTTATCTTGTTTTCTAGGTGGCTAAATTAACCTGAAATTGTGCTTGAAGTGATAGAAGCAACAGCTTTCTTCTTGCCGTTAAGAACGAATGAATCGTAGATAAAGCGGCCAGTGAGAACTGAACCATCAACGAGTTCTGAATCGGTGATGATACGAGTCTTCATAATTTGTTTAGCACCGAGAAGAGCGTCTTTGTGCCAGATAACACACTTGGTGTTTGCTGGGAAGTAGCTTTGTGGGGTGACGATGATATTAACACCATCGAGTTCGCCTACGAAACCACGTGGGAGTAACTTGTCGTTGTATGCGTTAGCATTGACAGTTGAAACGATTTTGCTCTTGATAGCAACATACATTTGTGGGGTGACAAATGCGAAACGGTTGCTGGTTGGAGCTTTAGCTTCGTCAAGGTATGCGTTAGCTTTCATAAAGTCTGCATAGACATCTGAACCTGCAGAAACAGCTTGTGAAACTGCAGTAGCACCAGCAGCACCAGCTGCGATACGGTTAGCGTCGATTTCTGGGATAACTTGTTCGTCCATTTCTGCACGGAGAACTTCACCAGCTTTCTTAGCGAGAGCTTGTTGTTCGTAGTTACCACGGTCGATAGTAAGTTTGAAACATTTGTCGTTGTTAAGTGTGTATGGAGTAACGACATCTTGGATTTCGTTGTTACCACCGAAACGGTCACCGGTTTCTGCACGGTTGTAGTTTGAAGTTGCAACAGTTGTTACTGTATAAACGTTGATTGTCTTAACACCGTCGAAGTCGTAGTTTTGGTTAACTGCACGATCAGTGTAAGAACCTTTAGCAAAGAGTTGATCTAATTTGCTTGAATACTTAGAAGCAAGGTTGATTGCCATAAGCGTCCTTTCTTATCGAATTATTAGTTGTCTTAAAGTTTCAACAGCTAGATTCCGAGCCCACTTAGGAATGGGTCTTCTTCTGCTGGTTTGTCGAACTGCGTAGAATCAGTAGTACCTTGTTTGGTAGATTTCGCAGCTTGACGTGCAGACATCTCTTTACGAACTTCATTACGGAGTTCTTCGGTAAGGTTTTGCTTTTTATCGGCTAACTCTGTATTGGTGTTGCCACCGACAAAGTTATACACGTCGTCAAGTGAGATTAGACCGTTGGTAAATAGGTAGCCCCTAATAATAGGGTTATTGTTAGCGTCTAATATCGGTTGGCCGTCTTTAATGATTGGCTGTGCGAACCAGTCCATCATCTTTTGCTCAGCTTCTGGTGTTAGTTTCTTCTCTTGCTTCCATTTCTCTACGTCCATCTGCGTTTTAAGTGCTCTAACTTCTGATAGAGCTTGCATATCTGGCGTACTCTGTGCTGGCTGAGAATTTGCTAACTCACGCTCAAGCTTAGCCTTTTCTTGCGACTTTTGATAAAAGCCTTTTTCAGCGTTGGCATACATATCAGCAAGTTTTCTGACATCTTCAGGCTTGCTAGGGTCGATACCTTTTTTCGCCAAGAACTCGTCTATTGCATCGCCAGTTTGTGTTTCTTCTTTGTTTTCTTCAGTAGAAACCTCTGACTCATCAGTAGCTTGTTCTTCGCTAGCTGTTTGTTCTTCTTTGGTTACCTCTACTGCTGGGCTGCTCGTATCTTCACTTTGCTCTACATCTTGATCAACGATGTCAGAGGGATCAAATAGAGTATCCTCATTTACAGTTTGTTCGTCCATAGAACTCTCCTTATTGTTAATATCTGCGTACAGAATCTCTCGATTCTGTCAGCCCAGCTTAACCACATTTGGCGATGCGACACGGCCCTTGCCGTGATTTTTAGTTATAAAACTAAGTTAAGCTGGCTTGACAGTTGCTATTAGAGAATTACGCTTCGGACGGGCTACTGCTCTCCTTTCTTGTGTTCTTTCACTTCGGCTTCGATACTGTCGATAAAGTCAATGACTGATTTGATACCGGCTGCACGATTTACATTAGCCACAATTTGCTCGTTGGGGTTCTGTAGCTTGAGATATACGCTCTCAGCCGTTTCTAGGGCTTCTGAACGCATATCTGCTACAATTTTGCGTAGTAACTCGCCTGCTTCAGATTCAAACAGAATAGTGTATAACTTTCTCTTATCTTCGTATGTGATAGGTTCGTTAAACACCGTATGCCTCCTCTAAGCTAGGTTGTTCTTCAGGTAGTGTTTCTTCTGGGATAGTTACATCTTCACGGACAGTTTCTTCTACAGGTTGCTCGACTGGAGCTTGTGCTGGCTCGATAATCTCTTTAAGTTCTTCTTTGTTTAGATCAGGGAGTGCCTTTGGAAGTACGTACTCTTTGATCTTCTCAAGGTTGTTAGTAGGGTCAGCAATAAGCATTTGGTATGCTTGCATATATGCTTCACGTTTCTCAGCATCTTCGAGTTTCTTCATAACATCAAGGGTAACCATTGGGCTGTACTCGCCTAAGAATCTATCCATATCTACTTGCTCGAAATCTACACCAGCGTCTGTAATGTTTCTGATATAAAGATCTTTACCACCGTAGAGTTGTAAGAGCTTGAACACGATAGTTGCTTCTTGGTAGAAGAATCCGTTTGCTAAGTTCTGAGCAATATCTTCGATACGTAGGTCTGATTGGCCGAGCATAGCCTTGATTTCAGTTGCTGTAGTAGTATCAGTAGCAGTAACACCCTTACTAATCTGTGATACAGAAGATACTTCACGAATCTCGTCTTTAATGTTCATACGCTCAGTAAATAGAGCTGTAGGAATCTGTGGTGGGGTGTTCCAGGTCATTGCACCTGCTGGGAGTGGATAGACTTTGCCTGGTGCTTGACCGAGTTGGTCGATGTATGTAGCATACTTAGGATCGACTTGCTTTTCAGGGAACACAGCCATAAGTTGTGCTTCCACGTAGATTTCAGTGATTGTGTTTAGAAGTTCCTGTTGATCTGCGATAATATCTACATCACCAGTACCATAAGGGAGTGAGATGTCTTTATACTCGCAATCGTGAGCGAATGGAAGTAAGCCTGCTGATAATGGGTCAAATTCTTCGTCAAACTCTCCAATATCTTCGCCAGTGCGTTCGTAAGTTTCGATACGGTTAAGCTCCCACTCTTTCTTACGGATCTCAAACTTGGTTTTCTCCATAGCATAGTGTGGGTTCTCTTTTTCTTCGATAATAGCTGAACGGTTAGCGATCACTACTACTTCTTTACGAGTCCAGATTTCGAGAAGTTCTACAGTATCTTTGTCTTTCTTAGCAATAGAGCCGATAACTTCTTCCTTTTTGGCCTTGTCTGTTTCGTTCTCGTCTGAACCACCGTCCTTGCCGATCTTGTCTAAGTTCTTATAACGTGGGATATACTTCTCTTTGTCGAAATCCCAAGTCTTTTCGTCTTTTAAGTCGTTAAGGTTAGCAAAAAATCTACGACCTACATAGTGCCAAGACTCAGGGTCTTTAGCATTAGGGTCGATAATCATATCACGAACAGGGATAATCTCTTTATGGACGTATCCACCGTTCTTGTCGTTAATCCAAGTATAATAAGCACAGAAATTGCCGGTTATAAGCCCTTGACGGCCCATATCCTTGTTTTTTCCTACCCAGTTATCTTTTCTAGCGAAGTCTTGATAAACTTCATTCAAGATTGCTGTATCAGCGTCCTGGTCTTTATTATTTGGGATATAATTAACAGATGGAGCACGGTTAAATAGTGCTGCTACTTTGGTATTAACCATCGAGTTAGTCATTGGCACGAATGCTTCGACTTTACCAGGGTGATTTACTTTAGTTCTACGGTTGTTGTAGAGCTTCCAGTTACGTTCCCATCTCTGATGGTAGTTCTCTTTAGCATAATCCCAAGAATTGTAGAAGTATTTAAGATATTTCTGAAGTTTGTCTGCTTCAGATTGCGATTTCTTAGTTGTATTTTTTGCGTCTGTCAAGGTTTTGCCAAACGCATCGCCAATTACCACCATTATAACACATTTCCTTAATTTTGATAATTGCTGAACTCTTTAGGAACAAAGGTTCTAAACTTAAACCCACCTTCAAGAGTTTTCGCTTGATTTCTAATATCTTCAATACTCATACAAGCGTACTGAAAAGCGTCTGCACCGTGTGAGTTCTCATCGTGGCTAGGGTGCTGACTCCAGATACCATTTTTGGCTGAGTAGTCGTAGTGATAGCCTGATAGACGTTGTAGCCCTAACTCACAGCCTTTAGCGTCAAAGTAGAACGTAGTGAAGATACCACGTGCTAGATCTATACCACGATAGCCTTTATTTGGTGGTAATACCTTGAACCTGAACTCAGGGTGTTGTTTCTCTAGATCTTCACGGAGTGTTGTTGCTTCTACCTGATCAGCCGTTACTGCACGGTTAGAACGTGCTTCAGCATCGTGTGGCAAGTAAATATCGCCGTACCTGTAGCCCAAGTCTTTCAGATCCATAAAGTAGCTTGAGATCGTGCGTCCGAAGTCTTCGATATACTTAATAAAATGTACAGTACCTTCTATAACCTGGTATAGCCAGATAGCAGTAGAGTCGGACACCCCCAAGTCGAATGCTGCATAGACTTCTTTATCTGCTCTGTATGGGTACTCACCAATTCGGCCTTCATTTCTTGTTTGTGATAGTTGTTTCGTGAAGATACCACCAGCACGCTCTGTTAGTGGCTCACCTAACCAAACGTGGCGGAACATCTCTGGATCGAGCACCTTGAATGTATCTCGTTCTTCGATAACTTCTTTTGGTAGGTATTCTTCTATATCGTACGAGTTGATGTGTTGGATAAACGTACGGCCATCGTCAAACGGAGTAGCGTTTGGTAGGTTCTCTGTACCGATAAGTGGCTCTACAATACGCTTCCTGTATGGGTCGTGTATAGATAAACGGTTAGCCGAGAACAGCAGCATAGAGCCTTCTTTACGGATTGTAGGTATAAGAACGTCTAATACTTCCGCTGATAGACTCTGTGCTTCTTCTGCCCAGAATATATCGACACCTTCAAGAGATTTCACCCTTTGTGCGTCAATAGCACCTTTACTCTCTGATGTTCTTAACCCTTTGAAGATAATCTCTGATCCGTTAGCATATTTCATTTTCTTATCTTGAACAGTCCAGCCTGGTAGTTGTAACTCAGAGATAACATCTGCTAGAGCACGCTTAACAGAGTCTGCTGTAGTGTTCTCATACTCACGACCAGCACAGATAAGTGTCTTTTTCTGCATAGCCGTTAAGATAAGTGCGGTAGAGAAGTTCTTAGTCTTACCACCAGCACGGCCAGATTCCTCTACGATATAGCGTCTATCACGGTTAATGATATGCTTTACCGCTTCTTCGTAGGCTTCAGGGAAATTTACTTCTACTTCCATTTGTTTAACCTCCTTAATACTTTTTCTGTTTTGCGATTATGACCAGTTAAGTGCCATTGGTTACAGAACTTGCACTTATACACGTCCATCTCTACACAGTGTTCTCGCACCTTCTTTTGGTTCTCTCTGTTGGCCGCCCAGAATGTTGGGTACTCCTTCTTGCCAGAGATACAAGTCATAGCTCGCCTCTACCTTTTTCTTTACGAATCTGGTTGCGGATAGCCGTGATTTTCTTGTTCGTGTCTTTGATAGATTTCTCCATAGAATCTACTTGGCACTTAAGCTCAGATATAACCAACCCCTGTTTGAGCAGTTCTTCCTGCGTGCCTTTGTACGCACTAGATAGCGAGTTAATATATCTAACCACATCGTCCATTATTTCTTGTCCTTCCCAAAGTTAATAGTTACTGATTCTACATTCACGCCAGCAAACGGGTTATCTGAGTTAAGCTCCCCCCTGAGCTTAGCTAACAACTCGATTGCCCTTGTATCACCTTGTTGTGCTTTCATATTTAACCTGAATAGCATACCAACATCGTTGATCATATCTTCATCTTTGATACCAGCTTGGCGTAGAATCTCTCTGTTCTTCTCAGACTTGATTTCAAGCCCACCGATCATCTCACCGATCTCACGAAGTGCCTTCTTTTGCCTACGAGCGACACCACTTGCTATTCCACCTTTTCGTGTTATAGCTCGGAGTTCTTCGGGAGTTCGCTCGCTATTTGGTATTAAGTTATTATTATTGCCCATATTTTATCCTTTTAGTTAATGGCTTTAGTACCTTCTTTCCAACCTTCTTCACTACCAGTCGTGAACTTCCAGTAGCGTTTTCTTATTACGTCGCAGTATTTAGGGTCAAGTTCCATCATATAGCAAGTTCTGCCAAGTTGTTCGCAAGCCATAAGAGTAGTTCCGCTGCCGCCGAATATATCCAGCACATTCATATCTTTATTGGTGCTATTTTTTATTTGATACACGAACAGACCAACCGGTTTCATAGTTGGGTGATCATCGCTTTTTGTGGGCCTGTCGAAATCAATTACTGTGGTTTGCTTCCTATCGGAATACCAACTATGTGTCCCGCTTTTCCACCCATATAAACACGGCTCGTGCTTCCATTGGTAGTCTTGTCGACCCATAACAAGGCTATTTTTGTTCCAAATTAATTCCTGTTTAACTGTTAGGCCGTTATCGTCCAGAGAATTTTGGAAGTTAACTACTTCTTTACTCGCATACCATACATAAAAAGCAGCTCCATCTTTCATAACTGTGTATGCGGATGAGAATGCGTTGGATAAAAATTCACCAAACTCTTTATCCCCCATTTTATCGTTTTTTATAGTTAAAGCACCCTTGCGTTTACGCTCTTCCACGCTTTCTCCGTGTGAACCGCCTACTATCTCTACATTATACGGAGGGTCTGTTAATAGTAAGTCTGCCTTCTGACCGTCCATAAGAATTGCAACACTACCAGCGTCCGTGCTATCGCCACACATAAGCCTGTGCCTTCCTAACTGGTATACCCCCCCCCAGCTTTGAATCTGGTTCTACACTTTCATCTACCTCTGGCGCTTCGTCTTCTTCAACTTCTTTTTCTTCGTCGCTCCAGTCTAGGTCTACACCCCAGCCTTTAGCCTCATCTTCTGTGAACTCGGTCTGGATAGCCTCTTTATCCCATTCCAAATCAGCGCTAGCCGTGGCATTATCTGCAAGTGCCATTTCTCGACCTTTCTTAGAGTTCAAGCTGACATCCGTGCGCTTAACTGCAATAATCTCATCACCAGTAGCCTCTACGATCTTGACCTTCTCAAGACCGATTTGACCTGCAGCCTCGACCACTCCGTTTCCAGCGATGATGTTGTTATCTTTGTCGAGAAGAATTGAGCGACCTGCTCCATTCTCCCTCAAACTCTTTTCTAGTAAGCTCATACCGAACTCAGTGTGCTTGTTGAAGTTCTTATCGTCGAACTTTAGATCTTTAATCGTTGCCATATTACCTTATCTACTAAGTCCTTAATCTCTGGTAGTTCTTTGTTCTCATCGAAGTATTTGATAGCTTTGAATATACATTCGATGAATGCTTCTTCTTGACATTCACGAATCTTCTCCTCGATTTTCTTCCATTCTTCGAACTGCTTTTCATTCAACCCCTCTACGGTATATTCGAGCTGAATCGGTCTAGTCGTGAATCTAGCCTGAATGTTAATCGTTTTCATTTTCCACCCCCGAATAATAATTCTAAATCTTCATCATCGCACCTATCATAATCTGCGGCCTCGATATGATAATCGCCACTATATCGTTCATCTCGTTTCCATCCCACAAACTCAAAACGACATTCTTTCAGCCTTTTCCAAGCCTTTAATTTTTCAACTGCTTTCTCGGCTTCTTCTTTGGTCGAGAAGTAGTTGCCGATTTGTCTCCTAAAATTGTCCCAAGTTTCTCCCTCATTTGCACTCCTGAGTAAAATATACCCGTTATCTGATATATACCAATATTCTTTTGGTTCTTCGTAGTCTTCCCACTCCTCGTTAAGTTCGGCTAAGGAAGTATAGATTTTGTAGGGATTGCGTAAATCGATATGATTATTGTCGATAAACACACCTATTTTGTTTGAGAACATTGTGGCATCACAATGGACAAGCCCTATTTCTCCTGTTTTCTTATTTCGTAGTTTCATTTTTCTCCTTTCAAATACTCGTCTATAACCTCTTTAGCTTCGTCAAAACCGCATACCATATAGCAGGCATACCCTTTTTTGCCTAATGCTTCCAACACTTTTAACTGTTCGCCAATGTGTTCTGTAGCTGGCGTACCGTCTTTCTTTAATACCCTAGTGCCTTCTTTCTTGAGCTCTAAGAACATACCGTTAAACTTCTTCCAGCTGATTTCCCCTTTATCTCTGTCGATAGGCTCAGCGACAAACATATCGGGCCAACCCCTGCGGCCACCGTTCTGACGTTTTTGCTTGATCGCTTGCCCTTTTGTCATTTTGATGCCAGACCCGAAGTCACTATGAAACAGTACGTCTGGGTATTGTAGTTTCAAGTAGTCTGCCACCATTGTTTGTAGTTCTGCTTCCGTCATCGTTCAACCACCTCCACAATATATGAGAGCCCATCTGGCTCGATCTGTAGTATGTCGTAGCTACCGGCGGTGCTCATAGCTGACAACGTATCGTATGACACTAACATCAGTCTTGAACCTGGTATAGTCTTCTTCATTTATTTCTCCCCTTCTTCGTTAAACAAGCTCATTAGCTTTTCTCTATTTTCCTTGAAACACCTTTCTAGCTCTTCTTTTTTGCTCTGTTTTAGCTCCCATATAGCAGAAATAATCACTGCAAATACGAAGCAAATAGCACACCAGAACCACCATACTGATTGCGTCATAATAAACGAGCTAACCGCTAGTACCAGTTGCCAAACTGCTAAAATCCCTGTAACAATTGCTTTTCTCATTTGTGCCTCTCCTTATAGTTCTCAATTTGAAACCAGTCTGCCAACTCTCGCTCCATAGCCATTTGTTTCTTAGTAATCTTTGATAAGTTCTTTTTAAGCCACTTCATACGGTGCTTCTTGATAAAGCTCCACGGCCATTTCTTGTAGTCTTTACTTGTGTCGATAGACCACTCTTTGCCGATAAGTATGTCTGCTTTCATTTTTCGTCCTCCAATTCAACAACCCTATCTTTCATTTCTTCTTCGGTATAAAAGTCAATCTGGTTGCCGTATTCAGCCATATCTTCTTGAAACCCATATTTCCAAGAACCGTCGTCAAAAATGCCGAAGCAAACTATTTCGCCTTCGTTGCCGAATTTTGAACCAGGTTGGTAAAGTAATCTTATTCTTTGTCCTATTCTATATTTCATTCTTCGTCCTTTCTTGCTTTAATTTCTCCACGGTGAAACTTATTCGTTATACTCTGTGGGTTTTCGCTATCGTAAATAACTAGCGCCTTAGTTGGAACGTATCTGATATACATATCAGGTTTAGACCCTATCGACCTATGCACGAAGTCATAATCCCAACCTACGTTGATGTTTTCGTCAAATCTAAACTTGCTGAAATAATCAGTTCTGAATAGATAACTCCAGACGTTCCAATTTACGTATGGTCTGTCGTGCCACTCTCCTAACTCGAATGGCTCTTTGAAATACCACTTATAAGCAATCAAGTGCTCATTGTCGCCTAACTCAGAGAAGATGTTTTGGATATAGTTATCCACAATATCGTCATCACAGTCGATAAAGGTGAAGTAATCACCTTTTACTTTCTCGATACCTTTGTTGCACGTTGCAGCACCGCCCATATTATCTTGTTTGTAGTATTCAAAGCCGTAAGCCTTGCATAATCCTTCGATAGCCTGCTCGCACTCTAGTTCTTCTGTAGAGCCATCGTTGATACAGATAACTTGCACATTATCCTTCCGTAACCCTAGTTGGCCGTAGAGCTTGTTTAAGAGCTCGATAGCCAAGTGGAGTCGGTTATAGATAGGAATAATAATACTTACTTTCATAGCTCCCCCATTTCTTTCAAAAACTCGTCAAATTCTCCTTGTTGCCTGCGCCAAGTTAAACTACCTTCTCGTGGTGAGTTGTAGTGCTTAACTAGAAGCCCAGTATATTTCTCTGTAGGGTTCTTCTCTTTTAACTCGTTCCAAAATGGGACATCTTCAGCCACAAGGGCCGTTTCGTCATATTTAGTCTTACCGACAAACGCCCTACGCATAAACTTAGTTTGGCCGCAGTAAATATCTCTAGAGTTTGGAGTTAGATCAAAGATAGTGCCGTCATTGGTGATAAGGTTGAAATACACCAAGTCTGTTCCGTCTAGATCTTCCATACAATCTTCAAAAGGTTTAGTGTAGAAGTCATCGTCCGAATCTAACATTACTAGATATTCGCCAGTAGCCGCTTTAAGGCCGGTATTAAGAGCCTTGCCAAGCCCACAGTTCTTTTTGTGCTGAATCAACTTAGCACGGCCGAAATCTTTTACAATCTGGGCTGTGTTATCTTTTGAACCATCGTCTATAACGATAATCTCTACATCTTCTCTATCTGGGATAGAATCTAGAGCCCTTCTGACCGTTTCTTCGGCGTTATAAGCAGCCATAATCACTGATACTTTATAATGTGCCATCAAACACCTTCTTCCATAGTGGGCTCGGTTTTTCTTCGTATTTGAACCCTTTAGGGATATTGTTGAAGATTTTATTAACGTCAAGGTTAGATAGATCCATCTTTAACAGATAACCGTTCTCACCGTTTTTAATGATCTTCTTCGCTTGGTCGAACTCGGTGGCAATGACCGGAACTCCTGTACTAAGGCTCTCGTGTATGCTATAACAATATGCTTCCGTGTCGCTGAGCTGGACACAGTACGAAGCGATATGTAGTAGTTGCTTTGTGTAGAACTGTGGCTCTACTTCGATCATTTCTGGTATGGACTTAATAGCCTTCTGAAGTTCTACTGGTGCTACACAGAGCGTAGAACAGACCAACCAGATAAATGGTTTGCCAGCACCTTCCAACCGTTTAGCCATTGAAACCATACGCCAAAAGCCCTTTTCTTCGCTTGCTCTAGATAAAGTCAAGAGAATCAAAGGTTTTTCTTCTAGTGGTAGTAGTGGGTTCTGTATAATCGTAGAATCATAGCCAAACTCGTTCTTAAGACCACGTGCTGCTGTTTCAGACGCAGCGATAATCTTATCGAATCGTTTGTCTATATCTAGTTTGAAATTGTGCCAACCGTAGCATTTCTTAATAGCTTCAAAGTCAGAGTGGATCGTCTGGTAACGTTTCTTTGCTTCTACACGATCCAATATAATAGCACCACCATCGTAGTTAGAAGATATAAGAACATCACACTTGTAGTGGCTCACACCATCATCTACGATCACGTTACAGAACTTGGCGAACTCCATAAGCTGAATATCGTCTGCTTCAGAGAACACAAAGGTTATATCTCGATCTTCAAAGATTTTAGCCAAAGTAAGACCCCAAGTTTCAATTCCGCCGATCACGTATAGCAACTTTTGGAATATGATAACTTTAGGGCCTGTCTTTTTCTTCCTACCTAGATAATCTACTCTAAGCACCTTGATTTTGACACCATTTTTCTTTAGCTCAAGCAGACGTGCATAAGATACTTCAAACACTTCGCCAACCTTGCGGAGTTGGTTGTTGTTACGAATATCTATAAACTCTACTTCTGCACGTACTAGAATCATTATTTCTCCCTACAAGTGTCTAACGCTGGCGTATAAGTCTTAATACGCACACCTTTTTCTACTTGCTCGCTCATACCATCGTCACACTTGATTTCACGCTTGGTAGGGTATAGCCAGAGTGCCGTAAAGATCAAACCTAGCACGATACCTGCTAATACCAAGATAGTTATATCTACTGCTTTAAGTTTCATTTGCTTTCCCTTTCTAAAATACGTTCTGCTTCGTCTATATCGGCCATTTCTTTCTCGTCATCAGTCTTTACGCTTGATAGCTTCTTCCTTGCTTCATATACAGCCTTTACAGCTTCAAGTAGCGAGTTAAACTCTTTTTGCCCAAGACCACGTGTTAATTCAGATATAGTGTCTAAACGTTGTTCTAGTGGGTCTATATATGGGCTTTGCTTGTGTCTAAAAATACTCATTGTTCCACCTGCTTTTGTTTATGTAATTTCTTAAGATACGCTTGTTCTTCTTTGTATCTGATCTCTCTAACGAGTTCCCAGTAGCATTTGTCTGATAGACCGTTCCTACGTAGTAGCTCTAATAGTGGGTACTTATCCGGTTTGTACGGACGGTATTTTGGATAGTATTTGAACTTTCTCATTTCTTCGGGCCCCGTTTACTGATCCTTCCACCTTTTCGGCCTGCTTCTGCAGCTAAACCAGTGACGGCGAATCCTTTTGGTACTGTTGCTCTACCACCTTTTCCACCGATATACTTGTAGAAGTCGTCACCGTGTTTAGATTTGTTTGTTGCGGCGGCTTTCCTACCGCCTTCGATCGTTCCTGCCATTTATACCTCCACGAAGTTAATTATTTCGTATTCAATTTGTAGTTCCTTTGCTATACTAGGGAAGCTCACAAACCTATCACCATATCTAGATTTCCAACGGTTAGCCATAGTAGTTCCCCCTTAATTCCATCCAGGCTCGCTTATAATCTTCGTATCTGGCTTCTGTAGTCGCTTCTGATACTTTGATCAATCCTTCTTCTACTAATTTCTGACGGGTTCTTCTGATCGTTTCTGGGCTCGTACAGTTCATAAGATTAACGTACGTGCTTTTCTCGTTATCCCAGCCATCTTCATCCCAGATCTTAGAGATCAGGTATTTGTCGTCTTCGGCTACTCTTTTATCCTTTTTGTATAAATTCAAGATTCGTGTTCTTAGTCTTTGGCTATTAATCTTCATTTTCCGCACCTCCAGCTGCCGTTACCTCGTGGCTACAAAACCATTCAGCAGCTTCGTTTAAGTCATTATCCATTCGTTATGCTCCCAACCGCTATAACACCTCCAGCGATAAATAGAGCGAATAGTATCGCCAAGCCGATGGCTACGATAATCGTGAGCCAAGCCCAGAGATACATTGTTGGTGTTCCGTAATCTTCGTATTCAAACGGATCACGCTCGTGTTTGTTTTCGACCTTGTTGTATGTCATATTACCTCCTTTGAACCCTTAAACGCCTCTCAACCAGCGTTTAAGCGTCCTAGTGGCCTGTCGAGTATGAGAAGTGTGGTGGGCTTTTTAGAGTTTTACTCGACAAACCGCTAGGCGTAACTAATAGCAAACGAGTTACGTCTAGTTAGGGTGCTTGACCGACCATCGCAGTTTGTTCTTGGCCTACAGCCAAATCGGTCAAACAAGGAGTTGGGGATCGCAATGTGGAGTATGATCCCCAGCCAATATGAAGATAAGGTGGCCTTGAAGCCTTCCGTTTAACTGTTCCGCACCTTGAACAGCACCACCGTATCTTCTACATCTTTCTTTTAAGTTTCTTCCATATCTCGAATTTGAGATTGTCGATCGTTGTGTCTACCAGATCCGACTCGCTAGAAGTCAAGTCGAAACCTTCCATATATTTCTTGGTTATATCCCCAGCTTTGCCGAGAATATCCCAAAGTTCTTCAGCTTTAGTCTTCGCCATCGCTTAGCCCTTCCTTTACATCGTTAATGATCTTAATAGCGATTTCTTTTTGTTTAGCAGACCAACCTTGGTAGGTTTTGACTTGTACGTACTCTTTACGGAGTTCGTCTAAGTCCATCTTGCTGACCTTTTCTCTGTAGTCTTCAAAGTTGATACCGTTGCCGGTTTCAGCTCTGTTTTCATACTTCTTTGGTCTATCTAGTATTTGCGCATCATCATCTTCAGTCGCAAGGCCGTATGCCATATATAACGAATACCTACGTGCGTACGTTAGACCTGAACCCTGCTCTTGCGCCGAGTTCGATTTATTTGCTAACTCTGCGGTAATAACTCTACAACCACGTAGCTTTGTTTCTTTACCGTCTTTAACCCGAACAGTCCAGATATAGTCGATTGGTTCACCTGTAACTGTGTTGAATTGCGTTTCTGTATATTGGTAGTAAGTTTCTCCTAAACTAGAAATATACTCATTCACTTCGCTAAGATCTGCGTACTTATACCCATAACCTTTAGCGTTCTTGGTAATTTTTTGTGCTGTCATCGTTAAATCCTTTCTCGATTATTTCTTCCATTGTTTCGCCGTTGTCTAAACGGTCTATGATATATTCACCTATCTTACTCATTGTTTGATCTCCAGTCTGCGTAATCTTCTAGCGCTTGTTCATCTTCTTCAATATGTTTCCTAATATCTTCTGGGTCTTTGTGCGAGTAGTGTCGGATCATATCTTGGATCCACCACTCTCTGTTATCTTTAGTTATCCACCCCATATCTTTTCTCCATTTGTGCAATTAAGCTGATAAATAGGATTACAAACGCAATCCAACCGATAAACTTTACGAGTCCGCTATCGCTCAAGGCGATTTGGTACATCGAGATAAGAATTAAAAACAAAGTTAATTTAATTTTCTTCATATTGTTACTCCATTTCTTTCGTGAAGCTGTTTGGCCGGTTGAGAACTCAAACTTAAGGAATTTTCAAGTAACTAAAAACAAAACTCAAAATCTTAGTTTTAATCATCATTCATAAAAACCTATACTGATTTGGAAGAAGAACTGCTACTAGCTGACCGGTAGTGCCTGCGGATTAAGCAACATAGTTAAATATGTTTATAAAAAAGCGAGGACCTCAGCCAGCCAAATAGCTCCACGAATCTTAAATTTATATTCTTGGTAGCCGAATTGTTAAGTTGTATAAGTGTGCCCTTCCGGGCCTTTTCTAGACTTCTTAGGGTATTGAATTGACTGTTCAGACCCCGTTCTAGAAATCGTTAAAAAAGATCCTCTTGATAAGAGAATCTTGTTAAACAGTTTCGGCTATGCTATACTTATTTTATTGCCACTATAGCTCAGTTGGTAGAGCGCATCCATGGTTTTGCGGAGGCTCGACCCCTGTTTTATAGATTTCTTATCGTAAAT